ACAAGAGTGGTCGACACCATTTAGCGGTTTCCGCTGGGCCATTCCAGAAGTCTGCAAGTTCAAGGGCCGTGCAATCTATACGGATGTTGATATGATCAATATGCGCGATATCTCAGAGCTATTTGATATGGAGCTAAACGGTAAGCCTATGGCAGCTCGTAAGGGTGCGCGATTTGGTGGTCATGAGTTTTGTGTAATAGTATTTGATTGTGAAAAGATGAAAGAGAATTTGGTTTCGATAGAGCGCATGAAAGTAAATTCTTCAGCTCATCACAGAATGATTCGATATTTCAGCGGTAATGAAAAGCTTGTGCAGGAGCTTGACATGCGCTGGAATTGTCATGATGGTGAAGGATTACAAGCAGAAGATATTTGGCATTTGCATTTCACAAAGATGGCAACCCAGCCCTGGAAGCCAAAATGGTTTACTGGCACCGCAGAGGAACATCCACGACAAGATTTGGTCAAAGTATGGCAGGGCCTAAGAGACTCAGCTAAGGCTAATGGATATTCTGTGCAGATTCCAAATACACCAATAGTTCCATATAGGATCATCGGACGATGACAGATATTTGGGAAACACCGGATAAGCTATGCGTTATGGCATCATGCGACTTAGCATACCTTGAGTCGCATGGGCCCGCATTTGTCTCATCCAATGCATTGGTTGGTAACTCCATTCATATTCACTTGATGGAACAACCATCAATGCGTCAGATTAACCTTGCAAAGCTAAACTCCCTTCGTATTCGTTATAATACAATCTCTCGTGGCTCTCGCATGACATTCTCAATTGAGGCATTGCAAGTACCAAAGGGAGTCAATAGTGAGACTCTACGCACCTATTATGCAAGCAACCGTTTCATGATTGCGCCTCGTCTGCTATCGGCAGGTGGAGCAATATATCTGTCTGATATTGATTCCATCTTTTTGAAAAAAATGGAAAAGCTTGATGCGGATGTCGGCCTATTTTTGCGCGAGTCACTACCAGGAACTATGGGTTGGGAAGCTCTAGGAACTAAAATTGCGGCTGGATTGGTTTATTATTCTGACAATGACGGCGCCAGAGAGTTTGCAAATAAGGTTCACAATAACCTAAGTTCTAATGGATTAACTTGGTTTACTGATCAGGTGTCCTTATATCAAGCCTACACATATTATGAGAAAAAGTTAAGATTTCACATGTTTGATATGTCTGTTATGGATTGGGAGTTTCGTGATGGGTCTCCAATCTGGACCGGCAAAGGTACCCGCAAGGATTTGGATAAGAGATATCTTGCAAAAAAGATGGAGATGGAATCTAGGCTTCCATCACTAAGAGGATCATTCTGGTCATGAAAAAAGTTTTATTTCTAGCGCCACGTCTGGATGTCATGTTTAAAGAGGGCGCGGTTCCTGTAGAGCGCGGCGCAATTCCACCTATACGTATGCCATGGCATAATCTGAGAACCATGGTCGTCAAACAGCATCGCAAGCGCGAAGATGATATTAGGGTACTTGAGCTTCCTTTGTGGCAGTTTACACCTCAATTAATTCAGGCGTTATCTCCTGATCTATGCTATGTACCTCACAAGATGGTTGATAATTTTCAAATACCGAATGTCAATGTGATGTATTACATGCAGACTGTGATTCCATATCTGTTCACCATCGATCCTAAGGGGTGGGGTGCATCGATGTCCACATATCCATGTATCTCGATGTTAGAAGGTGAATCCAATGAAATCGGATTTGATCTGCTCAAGGCGCGTGCACAGGATAATTATAGCAAGTTCAAGCAGCCCGATCACAAAGATATCAAGCTACCGCAAGATTATCTACTTTATCTTTGTCAGTTACCACATGATGAAACTATTCGATATCACTCGAGGGTTACCGTGGAGCAAGCTATAGAGGCAACATGTCGTGCCACACAAGAGCTAGGATTACCTTTGGTTATCAAAGGGCATCCAGTAAATCCGGGCTCCATGGAGCCATTAAAGCAAATTGCCAATAAATACCGCCACGCAATCTGGTTGGATGATATCTCCATCCATCAGCTAATTCCTGGCTCACGGGCCGTGGTCGTGGTGAACTCTGGCACCGGTCTAGAGTCTCTTCTGCATCACAAGCCCGTGATTACTTTTGGGCGCGCCGATTATGATGTGGTGTCAAACCGCGTCGAAGGTGGCAACCTTAGGAAGCTGATTGAAAGACCAAAGTTTAACCAGGAAGCTGTGAAAAAATTCATTGACAGGTGGTATGATTCGTGTTATAATACTACCGATATCGAAAGCTTTACTAAGCTTCCTTAGGAGACAAAATATGAGCAAATACTGGGGCTATCACCTCATCCTTGACTGCGCCGGGTGTGACCCGGCCGCAATTAAAGATTATGATACCATTTACAATTTTGCCAAGCGGCTTGTTGGAGATATTGACATGGTCGCATATGGTGAGCCTCAGATTGTCAATTTCGGTAGTGGTAATAAGGCAGGTTATACTCTGGTGCAGCTTATTGAAACATCAAATATCTGCGCTCATTTCGTAAATGAGACGAATGATATTTACGTTGATGTATTTTCCTGCAAGCCTTATAATCAGGAGACCGTCGAGCGTCTTGTTGACACCTATTTTAGGCCAGAAAGTATTCGCAAGACCTATATTACTCGGCAGGCGTAATATGAGCGCCGTCTTGCACATCCCGACGGTCAAACGTCTTGGGCGGCATGTGATCGCGGAATTATGGGATATCGAACAGCATGTCTTATGCAGTGTAGGTCTGCTTGAAACTATCTTTGTCGATGCTTGCCGCGGATCGGGTGCGACGGTATTACATAGCAACTTTCATGGTTTCGGGGATAATTGCGGTGTGACGGGTGTGGTGATCTTATCAGAAAGCCACGCTTCCGTTCATACCTGGCCAGAATATGGTTATGCCGCCGTAGATGTATTCATGTGCGGTACATGTGATCCAAATGTGGCCGTAAAAGCTATTTGCAATCGCATGGCTGAGGCTAGTGGCAAGTATACTATAGGCACTGAAAGCCACACATTTCATCGTGGCATTCTAGAGCAAATTCAAATTACATATTGACAAGTGAATTGATTCCATATAATATGATATCATGAGCAAAGAACAGACATCTAAGACTCGCAAGTTTCGCGTTCGCACCTCAGAGGGGCGTGAATACATAGTTACAAAGTATGGCCTCTCTGTATCTTGCACATGCAAAGGTTATGGTTACCGTAATAAATGCAAGCATTCCGATGCCATTAAGTGTTTTCCGGGTTAATCCCGTCTAGCAATCTCGGTGAATGCAGAGGACTGTTAATCCTCGGAGCCTGGTTCGAATCCAGGGACGGGAGCCAATTTTTAAGGTTTATATCATGTCACAATCAAAAATATCGAAAAATTCTAGCGCAACTATCGGTGAATATGGCGAACAGCTTGTGGCTATCGCCTTGGAAAAGCGCGGTCATATTGTCAAAGTGTCAAAAGACAAATATGATTCTGAGAAAGATATGACAATTGATGGTAAGCGTATTGCTGAAGTCAAGACGCAGGTCATATTCATGACTAAGAATGCGCTCACGTATCAACCCAATCAGGTACGAAAGTGTTCGAGCGTCGATGACTTATACTTTGTCACATATCCGCCACCGAGCGGCAAGAGACATATGTATAATGGTTGGATGATTCATGTGGATCCAAAGAAAATGGTCACGGAGTCATATAAAACTAAGGATGGGCGCGATATGATACTAATTCCTATTGATCAGCCAGCAGTTACATTGCTTGATCGTATAAAAGAAGCAGATCAAAAAATACTAATGGCCATGTCGCTGTCTAAGTATTGAATACCATAGGCTAGGGTTAGCACAAAGATAATGCAATTGATTTGTAATCAGAAGGTATTTCGATTATAATCTAACTAACATCAAGAACAGAAATCTATACATAAAAAAGAGGAGAAATAGCTCCTAAAGCATTGCAAGTGATGCATCGGATTTGTAACCCGAAGAACTCAGGGCAGTACTGGGTGGGAGCACCATCTATGGAAGGGTGGCAGAGTGGTCGATTGCAACGGTCTTGAAAACCGTCAGGGTGCAAGCCCTCGTGAGTTCGAATCTCACCTCTTCCGCCAGCGCCAGTGGTGAAATGGTAGACACGCCAGATTTAGGTTCTGGTGTCGAAAGGCATGGGGGTTCAAGTCCCTTCTGGCGCACCAATTTTGGAGATTGATATGAGCTACTCGATTGAAGTAATGAAACGATCTGCATTTTATGATGAGCTTGTGAATAACATCGACACAATGCCACCTGATAAGATTGATGCTAATATCATTGCGGTTAGGGATTACCTAATCAAGCGTATGAAAGAAATTGACGCATTTCATGATGAGCTTGTGAATAACATCGACACAATGTCACCTGATAAGATTGATGCTAATATCATTGCGGTTAGGGATTACCTAATCAAGCGTATGAAAGAAATTGACCGTAACACTAAATAGGTTGACACCCAAGGGAGATGCAGATGCGAAGCATTCTCGCCTTGATCATGGTTGTGGCTATATCTACATCTCATGCGAGTAAGCTAACGCACTCTTTCAACTCACCATCGTTCAATGGCGGCGGCTATAGCTCGCATGTTCTGACTATCTATCAGCTTGAGCAGGCTGCGAAGCAGAGGCAAGAGGATCGGCCCCGCCAGCAGCGATGATTGGAAAACCGTATTTGCCAATAAGTTCAGCTAAACTTTCCATTGGCCCCATCAATTTTTCTTAATACTATTCGACCGTCTGTCATTCTTTCAACTATCAATATATCACAATCATCAAGTTGAGGTATTCTGATATTTGGATCAAACATGATAGTACCGTTAGCTAGCACTTCCATATTTAGCGCCCCTGACCCCTATACTTCTTATATGATCGCTTGCGGCTCTTATTCATGGAGGATGTCTTTAGGATACCACCACCGATGCTTGTATGTTTGTGTATAGCAATGTGTGTCAGTGCCGCAGATTCTTTAGTCTTACCTTTGGATTGTGTAGATTTAACCATTAGTCTCTCCGTGCATCATTTTTGCCGTCAGCCCGCGCGATGCGTTCGACGTCCGGTTTGAGACCAAGCGCATTTGATACCACAGTGTCGATACGTATAACATCATGGTTCATGGTACGCACTCTATTATCTAATGCGGTGATGATTCCAGCCATGCCCCCGACGGATCCAGTAACGCCAGCCAGAATGAATTTCATGGTAAGAAAGACGAAATAACCAGCAGCTCCAGCCGCAGCAATTGGAAACCCCACATCGGCTACCAATTTGAAAAATATGTCCATTTCGTTTCTCCATATTTTCTACTATGTAGCCATTGACACGTACATGAGAACATGGTATAATACGATACAATGGTCCTTGTGATAAACAGAGGTATAATATGGCGCTTCTACCTGGCTACTTCACTACTACACGCACAACCAAGCGCAAAGCTAAAGCCAAGACAAAGGCTGTGCTTGTCGCTGAAGCTGAGACTGCAAAGCTATTGGCTAAAGTAGGTTATCGGGGTGTGGCCAAGCCTGGTAAGGCGCCTGCTTTGGGTGCAGGAGATCGGAGGTTCGAATCCTCTCGCCCCGACCATTCTCTTCCTACATCTGATATTATTCCTGGTGGCACGTTCGCAAAACGTGACATCATGAATGACTGGCGGTGGCAGTCTGGTCGCGAAGAGAAGTCTGAGGTTGTGCAGGCCATGCGTGAGAAAGCGTCGCGCGTACAGCCCTTATATAACAAAGGTGGGTATCAGGTTGCATCTGTCAATGATGATCCAGCTACTCTTGGCGCACGTTCACGAAGGTTGTGATGTCTACTTGGATTCTTGGTACGACAGAGAAAAAACAAGTTCAGGAAGAATATTACTGGAAACACCCAGACTATGATGATTTTATTGTTGTCGAGTCTTGGTGGAGGTGGGGTACATTTCAGTGTGAAAGCGAAAAACGGCCGGATATCGACCAGCAGAATGAATATGGGCTATCAGTCCATGATACGGAATATGATTTTCAATTAGTATCATTGAATGATAGTGTGGCTGGTCCAGAGATACATTGGCCAAGTTCCATTCCTGAAGAAGTCCGTGAGGAGCTGCAAGCTTTGTGGAATGAAGATGGCGACCTAGCATGGGAAGAATTTGGTATGGAGTGTACAGATGTTGATATTACACTGCATGGTCAACTGGAATTAGAGAGCGAAGAAGAAAGGTACCCGAATAATGATATTTCAAAGCATTAGTCGGCTTGTGCGTCCATTCGTCGTGTGGTTTCTCACGGTGTATGGTGCAGCTAGCATCGCAGCCGATACCATTCGGCCCTTTGCATTATCTGGTATGTTCGCATTCTTCATAGGAGCCGCGGTGGGTCTACTGGCCACAATATTGTTCTGGGGTCTGATCAATGAAATCGTGGAGTTGGTGACAGAAAGGAAGAAAAACGGTGGGTGAAATAGTGTATGATAAAGAATACCTGCGCGAAAGCCTTCAAACAGGTATTGTGCGTGTCACCTTTGATAAGGTAAATGGTGAGCGGCGTGTCATGACTTGCACGCTGCAAGAAAAGTATTTACCACCAATGGGCGGTGATATGGGTGATATGAAATTCACCACGGCAGGTAAGGTGGTAGCTGTCCACAGAGAACCTAAGGATAGTCTAAGAGTTTGGGATTTAACTGCTAATGGGTGGCGTAGCTTTCGGATAGATAAGATCATTGATATCGAAGAAGGTATGACATATCCATGACCGTATTGAATGTAACAGGACTCAGAGAGAGGGCTACAAGTTTAGGTCCAGGCAAAGATGGCACATTCGCGCATATCGGTGCGCGAGGTGGTACCGAGATGATGATGGAGGGACTGCACCGACATGTCGATTCGAAGCTGCTCGCTCAGTATAATATAATCTGTTCGCGGGTAAGAGGTGAGCTGGATCCCTCGAAAAAACATCTACTTTGGCTTCATGATACTTGGGATGATCCAGAATCTCAGCACCTTGCGGATGAGAAATTACGCAAGCGTTTCTCAAAGCTTGTATTTGTATCAAATTATCAGCAGGCGACATATAACATCGGATTGAATGTTTCGCATACGGACGGTGTTGTGCTACAGAATGCAATTGAGCCTATTCCTCAGCATGAAAAGCCTAAAGGTAAGACACTTAATTTAATCTACCATACGACACCGCATAGAGGATTGGAGCTTCTAATACCAGTATGTGAGCATCTGGCACAGGAAGGATATGATTTTCATCTGAATGTATACAGTTCATTTAGCATCTATGGTTGGAGTCAGCGCGACGAGCCATATAAGGAATTGTTTCAACGCATCACACGACATCCAAATATGACATATCACGGGTATCAACCAAATGAAGTGATACGTGATGCGCTACAGAAGGCACATATTTACGCATACCCTAATATCTGGCCAGAGACCAGCGCGATTAGTGTCATTGAAGCTATGAGCGCAGGTTGCACTATAGTCTGTCCAAATTATGCAGCTTTGCCAGAAACCACGGCAGGATTTGCCGCGATGTATCCATATACAGAAGAGGTGAATCCGCATGCTAATCGGTTTGCAGCAGTGCTGGCCGATATGATGCGCGGCTACTGGTCAGATGGCAATCAGAATAAGCTAAGATTCCAGAAAGTATATACAGATAGTTTTTATTCATGGCAAGTTAGATCGCGCCAATGGGAATTTTTTCTACTCAGCTTGAAGTAACCATGTACATTTGTTGGGCATCCTGATATAATAAAATTATGAGAAAGCTCAAAATACCTGCGTCCGAGGTAAAATACATCGGGCTAGAACCAACTTGGAATGGTCCAGCATCTTCAACCGAGATGATTCATGCATATACATGGTATCGATCAGTCATTGAGGCTAAGGATTCTCGGGACCTGGTCGAAGATTATATGCATTGGAAGTCATATTCCGCCTCTGATATAGAGATTATATCATATATCGAGGATGCGTGGTTTGAGGTAAGTAATATCCCCGCACTTTGCCGTATGGCGATGCGTGGTCTACATCTATCTGAGAATCAAGCAAAGTTGCTTGATAGTGTAATACCTGGATTGGTTGTGAGGGCTCTCGAGCGCAAAGCCGAAAAAGATGTTGTACGTCGACCTAAGCCAAAGCCTCAAGAACCCCAACAATCTAATGCGGTAATCGATGTGTTGTCCAAGGTGGAGCTGTCTTTTGACAAGGCTGAATTAATTGATGTGACAGGTCTTCTCAAGATGCATTCACCTAAACCGGCCGATTTGAAGCAAGAATCAAATAGATTTGAGTGGCTGATTGAGGAGGTCAAACATGCACTTGAGCGTACAGATATGGCCTGTGTCGAGTGCTATCGCAATCATAGCAAAAAACAACTTCGCGAACTTCTTGCCAGATATTCCGGTGTGCTTCAAGCCATCAATCTATACTGCTCGACAAGCATCAAGCCACCTACGGCTCGCAAAGCTAAACCTAAGACTCCCGAGAAATTGGTTGCCAAGCTGCGCTATCTTAAATCATATCAGGAACTCGGTTTAATCAGCATCGATCCTAAGAGTATTATCGGTGCATCTGAGGTGATCTTATACAATGTCACCAAGCGCATCATTCAAAGATACGTGGCACCACTTGGATCAAAGCTATCGGTATATCGAAGCACAATAGATGGATATGATCCTGGATTATCAGCTAAAAAGAAGCTACGAAAGCCAGAGATTGAACTTCCTAAATTTTTGGTAGGTGGTGGCAAATCAGTTTCCAAAACATTTGAATCGGTTAGCACCAAAGCATCTGAGGTAAATGGTACTGTGAATAGCCAGACAATGGTGTTGCGGGCTATCAAGTAACCATGTACATTCGATCTCTCCTATGATACTATACATACACATGGGATATAGGATAGAAACATGATTCTGGTTGATTTAAACCAGGTGATGATCAGCAACCTGATGGTACACCTGGTACACAATAAAGATGTGGTGGATGAGGATCTTGTTCGTCATATGGTATTGAATAGCCTGCGCGGCTATCGTCAAAAGTTTTCGCACGAATTTGGCGAGCTTGTCATTTGTTGCGATGACAAGCGTAACTGGCGGCGCGAAGTCTTTCCACATTATAAGGCTAATCGCAAAAAAGATCGTGAAGCTTCCGGTATTGACTGGACATCTGTATTCGATGCAATGACCAAGATCAAGGATGAGCTTCGCGAGAATATGCCATACAAGGTGATTCGGGTATCGCGTGCCGAGGCCGATGATGTGATTGCATCCATCTGCCACTATCATGGTCGGTTTATCAACTCTCCTAATCAAGAGAAGATACTAATTCTGTCTGGTGACAAAGACTTTGCACAGCTACAGAAATATGCTAATGTACATCAGTATGCGCCGGTGCAGAAAAAAATGCTGCCTATCGCAAATCCTGAGCGATATCGTCGCGAGCATATCATGATCGGTGACCGTGGTGACGGTGTGCCTAACTTCATCACAGAAGATGATGCGCTGGTAACTGGCAAGCGGCAGCGTTCTCTATCTCGAAAGAAAGTTGAGGAGTGGTGTACTCTTGAGCCCGAGCAATTCTGTGATGATGCAATGCTTCGCGGGTATAAGCGCAACCAGATGCTGGTTGACCTTGATATGGTTCCAAGGGATATTCAGGAAGCTTGCATTGCTACATACAATGATTTCAAGCCTGCACCGCGCTCAGCCATGATGCCGTATTTCATGGAAAAGAGGCTGCGCCAGCTCACAGAATCAATCAGCGACTTTTAAAGGAGATAATACGGTGGCGACTAAGGGCCTATCGCAAATTGTGAACGAAATCGAGAAACAAAAGACCAACGCCGGGCAGGTCAAGGTCATACTTGATAATGATAGCAATGCGCTACGCATGATATTTGAGTTTACATATGATCCGATGCTACAGTGGCTTATTCCCGATAGCGATCCACCATATCGCCCTGCAAATGATACCATTGACCAAGAAGGTCGAATGTATCAGGAAATTGACAGGCTTGTCTATTTCACAAATACCCCAGAGGGGTTGAATGTGAAACCAATGAAGCGCGAGCAGCTGTTTATTCAAATGCTAGAAATGATTGCACCTGATGATGCGAAACTGCTGCTACGTATGCGTCGTAAGGAACTGAAGGTAATGATTTCTGCTATCAAGAAAGCATACCCGCAGATGACGGCACATTGGAAATGAATTCGGAGATCGCATTTATCATCGGTAACGGCACATCGCGCAAAGCATTCGACTTGCTTGACGCTATACAAAAGCTTGGTGAAAATCGTCCAGTCATTTATGGTTGCAATGCATTATATCGAGAGTTCAAACCCAATTATGAAATTCCTGATATTCTGATTGCTATAGACAGCGGTGCCATAGCTGAGATCAGGTCGAGTGATTTTCCATCTCAAAAAGTCATTATTCCTCCGGAGAATGAGCATTGGGAACCAAAGGAGCTACATCCAAATGGAGAACGACCAAGAGCGAATGCAGGTATGTGCGCGATGCGAGAAGCTGTGCACCGAGGAGCTAAAGTACTATTATGCCTTGGGTTTGATTCTTTCTTAAAGGATGCGAATCAGTCTGTCAGTAATCTGTTTGATGGTACTACCAATTATGGGCCTGAGACAAGGGCAAGTGTATGGGACAATCCTGGACGTACCAGATATATGTCATATTTTGCCAAACATAATCCAAATGTAGATTTTATTTTTGTATATCCTTCTGATATGGAGGCGGTCCAGATGGGTGAAAGAAATGTATACCAGACTAGCTATGAAGAAATGATGAGGTCATTTGAATGAGAGTGCATGTGAGAGGTCAAATGGGAGTGCAGCTATTGCAGGCATTCGTCGGTATCGGTCGCCTCGCCGAGGATGAAGTTCCGATCATTGTTGTCAATAGCGGTGGAGATGTACCTGGTGCTAAGACATCTCGTTTGCATTGGATTACCGATCCACAATGCGAGATTCGGGAAGATCCAGAAGGTATTCGCAAGACACCATACTGGCATTCAGGTGCTGCTGGGGCCGCATTTCGACATCGTGAGCGCACCATGAGATACTTGCCTCTTCAGGATCGATCAACTGTTGATATTGGAGTCGTGCTACATGCACGCGGTGGTGATAAGCCGATTGCAACTGTGAATGCATATCGCAATCTACTTGATAGGGTAAAGCATAATCATCCAAATGAAAAGATTACCATTTTATCAGATGATGTAGACCTGCTTGATATGCTTCGACCTCCATCTGAGGATGCAGATGTCACGCCGCCCGAAGAGGATTGGTTTAGTATTCTAGGCGCAAAACATGTCTATTGTGCTCCATCAGCATTTGTGACTAGCACACTGCTATATGAACCAAATAAGAATATAAACTACATAGGTCAGGAATTTTGCGATGGTACATATTCAGCCATTGCGAATGACTTCGTGTTTATTGATGAAGCTCATAGGTTCTGTCCGAACCTGAAAGTGATTAGGGAATTCTGATAGAGATGCGAATCGGTCGCTACGATCTCTGGAATGAGTATGATTCTTTGGTTGCTGTGCTCGGTAAGCATAGTCGAGCATTGGAGCTAGCATATTCCTCGGCAATGGCAAATCATCTGATACAGTGCTGGCAGCTTGCAAAAGACTCTCTCATGGAGTTTGGATGCGATCCCGCACAAGCCACACAGCTTATGTCAAATATTAAAGATATCAGACATTTGGATTTGTGTGCTAATTTAGATCCTAGTGTTCATATGCTGCGTGCTTATCTAGGTCGATGTGCATATCGCACTCGCTTGAGACTGCGCGCGGCGCCGAGCTTGCAAGGCGAACAATGTATCAGTGCAGGAATAGTGAATGTCGGACCAGATGAGCTACCAATCACTGATGCACAATACGAGAAGCTAAAAACGGAGCTATCATCGGTCAATGGTACTCTTGCAAAAGCTCCACATAGCCTGGTGCTTAATAATAACGGGCAGCAATGCGCGGAGTTTTCGGCCAGCTATGCACTACTCAAGGCCATTCTACCTCTTCTAAGCGAGGTTACGGGCTTCTCAGAAAAAATGATATGGGAGGAGCTAGCACGCACAGCATTTGTTCAGAAGGTTGTCAATAGTCCAGAGGATAATGACGTGCAGAAGGTGCTACATCAAGATACGTGGCACGATGCATGGAAGCTATGGTACTTTCCGAATGATGTGAAATCTGGCGAAGGTACATTTCGCTTCGCAACATATAGTCACGGGCTATCATCTGCTCGGCTGAGGCTTATAAGAGAATTTGCAACTCACGACAAAAAGTGGGAAAGCTGGCGATCATACGGTCATGATGAAGGTTCATGGCGTGTGAGTGATAATGAACTGCTTAATATAGGTGAAGGTGCATATGATATCGAAGCATCTGCTGGTACCCTTGTATTAGCCAATGTCTATGGATATCATGCTCGTGGCCTCGCAAATGAATTGCGCGAGCGAGTATCACTACACGCTAGTATTCGGATGAATCCATGGAAATGATGAAACTCATATTGACTTTGACTTTAGTTTTAGTAGGATTGGTGGCGTGCGATATCATAGACTACCAACGTCATCATTCTATCGGCTATTATTATCAACCACAATATCATCCCATGTATATTCCTCAATATCATTGCCATCATGATTATTATACATTACGCTATTATTGCCATAGACACTAATTGTCATTATGATAATGTGAGACTCTATTCGGCGCAAAATCTGCGAAACTATTGGTGCAATATTTCGCACATAGAAGGTCTAAAGTATTGTGGAAATATCCGAGCTAATTAGTTTTCAATTTCGTACAGATATACCATGTCTCAAGTATGTCGCGGCCGAACGTACGTTTCAAATTCCATCAATATATTTTTTGAGTTATGCACATGATCGTGGTGTAAATGTAGATCATATTATGAGACTAGATTTGACAAGTCATATTAGTGGTGACATGATGATATTTGATCGCATTTCCGGGTTAATGGTGCCAACCTTTTATTCGAATACGATTATACACAATCCAAAGAGTTATAAAGAACAAACTCGTGCCACTAATTCCTGCTGGGTGATATCGTCATGAGAATTTGAGCAAACACACTATTCTATGTGAGCATGAAACAATTAAACAGATGTTGAAAAGAACTGCGAAATGCCAAGAGTGATTGACATATTGATAGCAGCCTTGCTGCTAATACTGTTAAGCCCGCTCGCACTATTACTATTGCTCTTAACATCACCACAGCCAATATATTCACACAGACGAATAGGTCGCAATAAAAAACCATTTGACTGTTACAAGTTCCGCACGATGAATAATACCATTCAGCTATCACTCGAACAGCAAGCACAATTACTTGCAACGGGTAAACTCGTAAGTGATCCACGCATCACTCGCCTTGGTTCTTTTCTACGCCGCACGAGTATAGACGAGCTACCACAACTCTATAATGTGCTAAGAGGTGATATGAGCATTGTTGGCCCACGCCCAATCACAGAGCAAGAGCTGAAGCGATATAGCCATGATGCACAATACTATCTCTCCGTTCGCCCAGGTATCACAGGTCTATGGCAAGTGAGTGGTAGAAGCACACTAAACTATGATCAAAGAATAGAACTTGACAAGAAGTACGTGATGGAACAATCCCTCATGGGTGATGTAAGAATACTACTACGCACCATTGTGGTAGTATTGACAGGACGAGGAGCATATTGACAATGAAAGAGACATGGTATTCATTTCTGCGTGATGAGGCCGAGAAGAAACGAAAATACCAAAAAAAGAAAGAAAGGCGTAAGAATAGAGTAAACACCAAAGCCTTTCGCACACCACAGAGTTTTGGGCCTGCTGATAAGTAAACGCCGCAACGCTACCGGAAAAATCCGGAGAGAATTGCGGGTAGCATAAAAATTATTTGTGGTTGGGTGGGATTGGAATAAAAATTATGCCGGCTTAAGAAAGCCGGAAAAAACCGGAGAGTGCCGCGCTATGAATGAATACCTATTCATCTATTCATCCGTCGGCCAAACACGGCTCAATCCACTTTAACTCGAATTCAGGCCGTGTGCCAGTCCTCTGTGTTGAAAAAAACAACTCGCTCGCTACCGTCATACTCATTGATACGGAAACGTGTAGCGACCGGCAGCCATTCGACTTCAAGATCACTCATGCCACCAGTGTATGCGCCCGGATACTCCGTGCTGATATGCTCATTGACAGCAACGAGCAGATGATTGTTCGGCTTGCCGGCCAGCACCCATTCCACAATCAACGGATCGTAGAGCATCTGTGGGTATCTGGTATTCCAGGTGTACCATCCAGCACCAAACCCCAGGCTGTGCAGCACAGCGACCTTACCGTCCTTCTCTATCTTACGCATGTTCGTATCTTCCTCACTGTGCCATCACGTAGAATGCAAGGCGCTGCCAGTCACGGCGGTCGGTGCTGCGAACTTTGGTGACCTGCAGAAGCGTGCGAAGCGAGAGGTTCCGAACCTTGCTCAGGTTGGACTTGATACAGTCAAGAGCGTCGGTCTTATACTCGTCAGGCACATCTTTCAGAAAGTCATCGCTTGCGACGATCTGTTCCATGCGTTCAAGCTTCTGGTCAGCGGTCATGCTCAGGTCAACACACAGCGCGCGAGTGCGGATCGCTTGATCAAGCGTGCCGAGCGTGTAGTTTGAGATGAAAATCACGCCACCATGAAACTGAAAGCTGGACGGCAGATCATTACCACGCTGCTCGGACTGCCAAGAGACAATGCGCTTGCCGTAAGAGTCGAGCGCGGCCTTCAGCAGATTGATAGCGGTGAGATCCTTTAGAATGCTGTCGCAGTCATCAAACACGATAATGCGGTCATTGTTCTCATATAGCGTGCGGTATAAAGCCATCGGCGTGCTGTAGCCTTTGACAACCACAAATACCTTGGACGGTTCGAGTTGATCAGAACCTTCGTCGGTGGATGCGGCTAGACCGAGCGTGCGAAGTGTTTTCATGACGGTAAAGGTCTTACCAATGCCGCCTTCACCGGTAATGATGGCTGACGGAGCCTTACCAGTGCCCACCATGGTGGCCACCATGGTGGATAATGCGTCAACGAACTCGAAGCGGTCGGCTACCGAGAATGCTAGACCGGAGGTAACTTCCTCTTGGTGCATCTCGGAGAGACCGGCGAGGTGAGCCTTTAGAAGGCGCTTGGCTCGCGGAAGGCTCTTAGTTTGCGTGACAACCTTACCATCGACCTGGGCCACATACTTACCAGAAGCACGGTCGAAACGAACGGAGCTATTGACGGTCATGTCGGTCATGTTGGTTCCTTTCTTCATGGGTACATTATACCCGAATGTTGGCGGATGTCTATTGCTAGTTTCGCATGGCTGGCATGCAGTCACCGCATAACTTAGTCGGTGGCCATCACATCATCCGTGAAGCGGATCGGAGCCGATTCAAAGGCCGCGCAAGCAAGACGGGCCAGAATGCGCTGGGTCTGCAACAGCTCATGGAGTTCCTCCTCTACCTTAAAGAGAAGCTCGTTGAGGACGAGCCAATCGGTGTGATCGGCCGTCTTCATCTCACGGCGGTAGATAGCGGCCTGGGCCTTGACATTGTCGAGGCGGGCGGCAACGGAATCCAGGGTCATGTTGATCATGGGTGGCATTATACAGGGTTCCTTCAGGTTGTACATTGCTCGTTTTGCATACCAGGGTTGCGCCTGGTGCATGGCTCAGCGCTTGGAGAAGCCCTGAGCGTCACGGAGGGTGATCTGTTTGGCCCCACTATGATAGCGGGCCCCTCGGCGGCCAAACGTCTTGTGGTTGAAGGCCTTGCGAGGGCGGCAGATCGTTACGATACCGCCGGCTTCTATAAAGACGGCGATGGCTTGGGTCAGGGGGTCTGTTTTGTTCATGGAAGCCATATTATCAGGATTCTCCAGGTTGTACAGTGGTTTTTATATTACAAATGGTTCATCTTGATGGTGTGACAAATATGCAACACCTGCCTATGATGGTGTTTAACGCTGAGGCCTAGTGGGTACCACTACACCACCGAAAACCCCGTTATTTTGGGTTTGTAACCGGCGAGTATCGTTGGGCTTTTTGAGGCACTTTTGTGTACTTTTCGAGGGGTCCACCTAACAATATTACGCGAAGGCCTCCAAAATAGGACGATTATTAGCCAGATTTCTCTGTACAGCCGGTGGGTGACGTGGTATAATGGTCACATCAGATGGAGAAAACCATGATCCGCCAGGCTATAGTTACCACCTTTTACGGCCCGACCAATACCAGAGGCTCCCGTATCAAGGCCCAGTGTTATGCCAAGACAATGTGGTTCAGCTGGGATCACGCCCTTGAGGTCACGGAGAATCACCGTCAGGCCGCCGCGCGCCTGGCATTCCGCCTGGGCTGGGTCGAACCGGGTGCAACCATCAATGGTGGCTCCTTGCCCGGCAAGGGGTTTGTCTGGATGATTTCTTAACAAGAAACAACCAAATAACCTTGTACAAACCACTGACCACCTGCCGTATAGCTGGGGGTGTGATATATTTGTCACATCCGCCCAAAAATGAACCATTTGTAATCAAAAACCTCTGTACAGCTAGCCAGCGGCGTGGTATAGTAGCCCCATGATGAGAAAGAAAGACAACATGACAGCCCTAACCCACGCGCATAGCTTCTACGCGAAGCTTGCTCAGTCCAAAGCACAGCTCTCCATATATGAGAATGAGCTCCGTTCCTCTGTGAAAGGATCCGATTATTACGTGGCCGTTATGAGCCTCTACAATGATGAGATCCAGACCTACGGAAGCCTTAAGTTTACCGGCTTCCTCGGCAATTCGGTGCGAACCACGTCGCGGTTAACCGCGATTGAAAACACGGAGAATCAGCATGCCTAATGGGTGCAGCAATACCGTGACCCTTTCTGCTCAGATGCTCGCGGTTACCAAGCAGCTTGACACTATGTTCACCACCACCCAGCAGCTGGCTTCCGTGCTTAAGGATAAACCCAATCCGCACCGCACGGCTTATGTGCGGCTGATCGCAGAGCTGGAGGGCTGTCTTCTGAATGTCTACGGGCAGACCAATGCCCAGACCCGTGAGGTCATCGACCGGCATCTAGCCACTCGAGTCGAGGCGATGCAGGACATGGTGACAAAGATGAACGAAGTTTAATAAAATAACCCTGTACAAGCCACCGACCACCTGGTATGATGGTCACATCAAGAGGAGATAGAGACATGGCACGAGACCTTTATGGCGAGTATTTCGCCGTTGACGAACAGCTACACAACCTTCGATATGCCCTGAAGGCCGCGGAGGGTGAAAAGCTTAAACCT